TTAAGATTCCTCATCACTCTCATACTCAATATCAGACAGCAACACTTCCAGCTCCAGCGCGGTAACGTACCCTGAATTACTCAGGGAATGCGTCACTTTTGAGATTGTCCATTCCTGTTCGTCGATCACCTGTTTGAATCCGCTCACCTGAACCGGCGTTTCCGGGAACAGGTCGGCGCGTCCCATTGCCAGCGTAATAGAAAACTCCGCGACACCACGTTGTAGCTTGTCCCACTTCGCCTGTGCAGCGCGCGTGGCCTGTGCTTTAGTCGCAAAAACCGTGGTCAGCGCCAGCACGTTTTCATCCGTGCCAACCAGATAATCCCCCTCACGGGCTTCTGGCTCCTTCTTTGCCTTTTTCGCTTTAGGGTGTGTCTTCTGGGGTTGTGGCCCCTGATGTAATAGCACTTTTTTCTGACGTTTTACCTTTACCGTTTTGGGCTTTTCAGGCTGCGGCTCTTTGGTATGCAGCCAGCTTGCCGTGACGCCCGTGTACGCGCCCCGGTCAGCCAGACTAAAACTGTGCTGATCGCCGTCGCTGCGTTCAATAATCTGCTGCGGGATGGGCTTGCCGCTGGCCGTCTTCCCCGTTCCGGGACGGATAAACAGCAAACGCCCGGCTTTGATCGCCACGATTGCCCCGTTGCGCTCAGCCAGCCGGGTAATAAATACCGCGTCGGTTTCCTGCGTTTGGTCGATGTGCGGAATTTTTATCCCCGCGAATCCGTCAGCCAGCATCGGGGCAAGATTGTTACGTTTTGCCACCTGTTCAACAATCGCGCCCAGCGTCGTATCGTGATACGACAGCTCACGCCGGGAGTTCAGCGACCCGCGAAAATCGGCACTCCGCGCCCGGATAGTAAGCGTATCCGGTGTGCCACGGTGCTCTATTTCATCCACCGTAAAATCACCTTTACCGATCAGCGCTTCACCTTCCCAGCCCAAAAACACCGACAGCACCGCGCCCCGGCGGGGTAACTGCAACAGTCCGTCGCTGTCGTCCAGCTCGATGTCGAGCTGGTCGGCCTCAAATCCCCGGTTATCGGTCAGGCTCAGTGATAGCAGGCGCGGGCTGATAACGGTTGTAATGTCCTGCTCATTGAGGCGCAGCAGGTACGCCGGGGCAGTTTTACTGCCTGCGCGAACGTTCAGCGGGTTAATCATGCGAATAATCCCCCGATGGCGGATTGCGCCTTGTTCGCTATTTCCCCGGCGCTGCCGATCAATCCCTCCGCCTGCTGGCGTAAATCGCCGAGCATCGCAGACAGCGACGAGTCAACGCGGGTCAGCGTGAGGGTAAACTCAATCCGCCGGGCGCGGCCATCGGTGAAAAAATCGGTTTTCGTCTGGCTGATACTGTTCACCACAAACACGCCGTAAATGGTGCCGCTACCCTCAATCAGCGGCCATGCGCGTCCCTGATCGGCCATCGTCTCCAGCATCAACAATGACAGCGTGCCGCCTGTGATTTCCGGCAGCAGCTCCCCTGACAGCGTGATTTTCTCATCTTCAATGCCTAAGAACTGCAACGCCGGGCGCTGACCGACGCGGCTGTTTGACGGCCAGCGGTAATCAACGTTACGTTGCATGTTCTGGTAAGGCAGGGTCTGGAGCTGGAACACAAACAGCCCTAATGTGAGCATCATCGGATTAACCTCCCTGATAACTGTACTGACTGAACGCGCGTGACCGTGCCGCCCGTTCCCGCTGCTCAAGCTGGCGCGTGACTTCCTGCGCGATGCCTTTTTCACTCTGGCCGGGCTGGGCAACAATGCTGATTGGCGCGTGAATGCTGACCGGGGATGATGCCGTACTGGCCTGAACTGTCGGTGCTATCGGCCGATAAGCTGACATGTTCATGGTCGCTGACGCCATCGCCGCCGTGTCCTGACGGTGGGTGATGGTCGCCGGATCCGCTGCTGTTTCCAGTTTACTCACACCGCTGTAGCGGGCAGCAATTGACGTTGCGTCGACGCCTTGCGGAACCGGTGCACGGCTCACGCCGACCTTGAGCGCGGCGGCCTCTTGTGGCGGCAGGATACTGTCAGCGGTTGGCAGCTTCTTCGATTTCTCGTCAACCAGCCCCAGTTTTTCCAGCAGCCACGACACGCCTTTTTTCAGCGACTCCAGCGGGTGCATGATAATGTTCAGCCCGTTAGCCAGTGCCTCACCGAACCGTTTCCCCATGCTGGCCGCACCGTCCAGCTCGGCGGCAGTCGATTTGACCGGATTCAGCAGGTCACCGAACCAGCCAAACAGCGCCCGGATTTTGTCGCCAATCCACGTAAAGACAGGCTGGAGCGGCTCAAACGCCGCAATAATCGGCGCACTTGCTGCAACAAATCCCTCAACCACGCCGCCGATAAAGGCCTGAATCGGCTCCCAGTATTTCCAGATAAGCAGTGCGCCGCCAACAATCGCCGCGACGGCCAGCCCGATGGGTGACAGCAGCACGCCTAACGCACTGCCGATAAACATAATTCCGGTACGCAGCAGCGACAGCGGCGACGTGACCAGCCACATCAGCACTCGTGCAAAGCCTGACATCGCGCCTCGAATTGCAGCCAGCGGGCTGTTTATCACCCCGAATACTGACGTGAGCGCAGACATGCCAGCCCGTAGCAGCATTAGCGGCGATTTAGCCAGCCATAGGATGAGATTGCCTATCCGGTTTAATCCCGTTGATAACTTGGGTAAACCTTTGTTACTGACGTTGCCGAATCCGAGACTCAGTAAACCTGCTCCGCCAACTAATGCGTTAATCCCCGCCATCACAGGCCACGCAACCAGCCCGATCCCACCCAGTACCGTAATTAACGCCGTGGCGGCTGCGCCTACCATCACTATCTGGCGCGTCAGCTCCGGGTTAGCCTTGACCCATTCATTGACGCGGGTTAACCACTCCGTCGCGGCCTGCGTCAGTTTGCGCAGTGCGCCGTCATCGTCATTGAACAGGTTAAAGCGCAGGCTGGCCATCACGCCCTGAAGCCGCCCGATATCCCCTTGCAGGTTATCGCGCAGGGTATCCCCCATCCGGTCAGCCGCCCCGGACACGTCGCCCAGCTTGTTTTCGGTTCCGGCCAGCGCGGCCAGAAATTTCGGTATCTGGTCGATAGAAAGGTCTTCAATCGGCGTACCAAACAGGGCAATGGCAGCATTTGCCCGTTCTGCCGGGTCTTTGATTTTCAGCAGCCCGTTGGCGGTTTTCTGCATTGCCGCCCGCGCTTTATCGCCCCCGCTGGCGATGGCGTTAGACATTTTTGCCGCATTGAGTCCGATGGCGTCATACGCTTCAATGCTGGCCTTTGACATGTCCGACCCGCGAATACTGAATTCCTTAATCGCGTCGCCTGTTTTGTCCAGCGCGAACTTGCCTTGCTGCGCCATCTCAACCAGCAGCGTCATGGCTTCCGATCCGCTGAATCCCATGTTGCGGAAGTGGGTTGAATATTCATGTAGGATTTCCGGCAGTTCTCCGCGCATCTGTGCAGACACGCGCTGCATCCCGGATACCATCAAATCAAACGCCTCATCGCTATTTTTCGCGAGGCCGTTTTTCATCATGATGGCGGCTATCTGGATACTCTCCGCCGCATCACTGCCGAGCGCCGTTTGTACGTCCAGCGCTTTACGGGAGATCCGCGCAAGCTCGGTTGCCCCTACATCACCCAGCGCACCGAGCGTACTACGCGCGGCGGCCACCGCGTCTGCTATCTGATTGATGTCATTGCTGACACCTGACGCGTTAACCTCTTTGATAACGCGGGTGTACTGCTGTCCGTCAGCCGTATTCCCGCCTGTCTGCGCGGCAATGCGTGCACCGTGTCCGTCTGCCTGAACAGACGGTGCAATCAGGCGGCTTTCGGCATACAGTGCCGCTGAACCCAGACCAAACGCCGCCGCGCTGGTATTGCGTACCCCGGCGGTAATGGCCTGCCCACGTTCATAACGCTGATTGACGCGGTTTAGCCGTTCTTGCTGCTGGCTTACTCGCGCCAGCGCTGCACGTTGCCGTTCGAGTGTGGCGTTAGTGGCCGCAATATCCGTCCTGAGCTGACGCTCTGCCCCCGCCAGATTACGCGTATCAATGCCCGCCTCACGCAAGGCGCTGCGCTGGTTCTGAACAGACAAACGCAGGCGGTTTTGCTGCGCCTGCAACTCTGCCGCTTTTTTGCGTGCCTCTTCCAGAGCCTTGGTCTGGGCGCGGGTTGGGTTGGCGGTATTGCGAAACGCGACGGCCAGCGCAGCCGCGTCGGCTTTTGCCTTCTCCAGCGCTCGGCCTGTGCTCGCCAGTTGGGCGCTGGTTTTCCTGAATCCCTCAACGCGCCCGGCCTGTGCCTCAAGGTTTTTCAACTGCGCCTGTGAACCCTGAATTTCACCCGACAGTGTGCGCGCCGCATCCTGCACCGCCCTAAAGGGGCGGGTAGCCTGATCAACGGCACGCAGTAATACACTGAGCTGTAGACTGTTACTCATTGTTATGGTGTCCGCTGCGTTTCAGCGCTTTGTCGCGCCACAAAATCAACTCGGTGAGACTCATCGGGTACAGCTCGGATGGCGGCCAGTGAAAAATTACCGCGATATCCGCCATCAGCTCGTCTACCGTCAGGCTTCGGGGGAGGTTCCCTGTTGCGATTTCGGCGTCAAAAAACCGATCACCTTTCCCGCAATGGCAATCATATCCGGCAATTCCATGCGGGTGATTTCGGTTTCGGTCAGTGCTGGCAGCGTCATGCGTGGCAGCACTTTAATCATCGCGTCTACGTCCGACCCGGCCACCGCCGCCAGACTGACGCCGCGCAGCGTTCCGGTGTTTGGCTTAATCAGGGTGATAGTGTCGATGACGGTTTCGCCACGTTGAATAGGGGTTTCCAGTGTTACCACGTTGTCGTGTTTGTTCATGATGTTGCCTCTGTGTTCAAATAGAAAATAGAAAGAAGTCGGCCAGCACCGTGCTGGCCGGACAGGGTTACGCCAGACCAATCGCCCGGCGGTGTTGTTCCAGACGGTCAACGCCGTTGACACGCTCAATCATGTTGATGGTGTCAATCTCGATCATTTCTTTGCCGTCCACGGTCAGCTTGTAATAGGTACATTGAGTGGAAATTTTTGTTTCTGTGTCTTCGCCCTGTTTGCTTTCGCCGCCGTCGATTTCTTTATGACGGCCACGCATCACAACCTCTACCGTCACAATTGCCCCGGTGTCGTCACGCTGATACGACCCGGTAAAGCGCAGCAGCACCGCATCGGCACCCGGTGCGGCATACTGTGCCAACAACGTTTCGTCAGCGAATCCGCCCATTGTCCATTCCATCGATAGCGCGTCATCGTCCAGACCAAAATCAATCGGCGCGGTGCCGTTCATGCCGCCGCCGCGATAGTTCTCCAGCTTGCGCGTGAGTTTCGGCAGCGTAACGGCGGTGGCGACACCCATGTAGCTCATGCCGTCATTGAACAGGTTCATAAATTTTAGTTTGCGAGGCAGTGCCATAGCGCGGTAGCTCCTTAGCTGTTGACCGACGCGGCCAGATTCACCAGATATTTATCGGTGATGCGCTGGCGCAGGGTGAGATTTTCCAGTGGGGGAACGGGGGTATAGTCATAATCGATATACAGTTTCCCAGCCTTGAGCGTTTCCTTATCGTTGGCGGTGTCGTCATACCAGCAATCGGCATCAATGATGTAGCCGTTAGATTTCAGCTCACGGAATTTCGCCTTGATACCTTCGATAATGTCTTTGATAAGCGTTGGCGTAACAGGCTTATCCACCGCCCACATGTGTGCTTCGGCCATCGTATCGGCCAGTACCTGTGCGGTGCGAGTGTAGTTCTCAAACAGGAACAGCGGATCGTCAGAACAGGTGCGGTTACCCCAGAAGCGGAAGCCGTCCTTACGAACCAGCGTGGTGACACCTGCTTCATTCAGTAAATCCGCGTCGGTGCCGGGTGCCTGCAAATCCCAATACACCGAGGCGCTGATACCCGTCACGCCGTTCACGCCGACGTTAGACAGGGTTTTATGCCAGCCTGTCTCTTGGTCGATTTTGGCACGCAATCCCAGAGCGCGGGCGGTGGCATACGCTGTGGCGCTGGCGTTGGCCGTGGTGTCCCACGCGATAAAATCCGGCCAGATCACCATCAGTTCACGCTGGCTGAAATTTTCCCGGTAGTTGATGGCGTCCGACAGGGTTTTGCAGCCCCACGCGCTGACGTAACCAAAAGCACGCAGCGACTGACAAATGGACGCTAACGCCGTGGCAACGGGCAGCGAGTCCAGCCCCGGCGCACCGAGAATGCGCGGCTTCACGCCTGTTACCGACAGGGCATCTAACAGGGCTTTCATCCCGGTGTATTTGCCGTTTTCGTCGCTGCCGCCGATCACATTGCTGATGGTTTCGGCTTCATCTTTACCCTCGGCCACACGCACCACAACGGTGACGGGTTTGGACTGGTCGGCGATGGCAGACAGGGCAGCGGCCAGCGTGCCTTTTTTCCCGGCCTTGCCGACGGCAGACAGCACATTGGTAATCAGTACCGGGATATTGAGGGGAAAGGTTGCCGCATCAGCATCGGCGGCGGTACACACCATGCCGATAATGGCCGTTGATACAGTAGAAATAACGCGCGTACCGTCGTTGACTTCGACGACCTGCGCGCCGTGGTGAAAATCACTCATAAATTCAGGCTCCAGCTAATAGCACTATTGCTGCATTAGGAGCGGTTATTGTCCGGTGTGGTGCGAGCATGGGCGAGTCATGCGGGTACGGTGGGGGCTGGTACAACAAAGAGACGGAAAACAGGCACAAAAAAAGCCCACCGTCTCGCTAACGGTGGGCTTTGCTTTCCCTGACATGTCATTATTTTTAAAACCAACAACATAATGGCATTTTGGGTGACTATTTTATAAACGTTTATACAGATCGATTAGTCGTTATTGATCGGTGCTAGCGATCAGTGTTGGCAGGGAAATGTTTATAGATGGTAGATATTCCTACATCGTAAATAATAGAGGGCTATTATCATAATGGCCCTGATGGGCCATTTGATTTTTTTTTAAAATTTAATTATTTTTAGAACAGCAACCCAGTTATTCATTTCATTTTGTGTTCCGATGACAATCCCGCCACCCGAAAGTTTATCACAACCAAAAAGCCCGCGATTGGGCACATTGAATTGAATATGAGTCGTCGAAATCCCTGCTGTAAGCGGCAAATATCGTGATGCGCCAGCGATTGAAATTAATCCCGCAGGACACATTAAGACATCACCAGCCTTGTAGTTCTCACTATCAGCAACACACACAATCATCACGTCAGTAACACATGAATCAACATTCAACTCAGATATGCGATGCTCAATTATAATTTGCTCATTCAGTATCATACGCCGTTGTTCAGAAAACCAGACTTCCCCAAAACCGAGGTTTTCAGGAGTGAGATTGATATCAGCAGTCCCATCGAATACCACGCCGTTAATTTTGCGAGGGTTCGCCAGTCTAGTTGCAGCGGCAGCGGTTGCCGATTTCATCAGAAAGCGCCCATCGGATTCTGTTTTATTCCATGTATCAATATCACCCGCTAATAAATTGACATCAGCAGACAATGGCTTCCCGTTGATTTTAATTGAACGTAGCGCGTATTTTTGCGCGGCCTGCGTATCGGTTAATGCTCCGACATCTCCGGCGCCCAGCACGATATCTGCCGACAGCGCTTTGCCGTTGACAGTACGGCCAGACGG